CGGGAAATGTGCCTGGTGGAGCAACTGGAATACGCTTCAACTTATTCTTCTCCTCCGTTTCTCTCTTCTCCTCCGACGCTACCGTACGCTCGTACATCTGCCTGATGACACGAGGGTCTGGTACCTTTGGTCGGACAACAGGTTTAGGATTGGTGACACGCGGTACAGACGACTGCAAAGTCGAATGTGTAAAATTACACTTAGCACCATACGAACACTTCCCCTGTATGAAATGGCGACACACTGAAGACTTCGGCTGTTCACGCGAAGGCAACGCTTTAGCGGGACCAACAGTGGTACCAACTATAGTGTTAGAAGGTGCTTTAACCGCAACTTCCTCAATGAGTTTCACCCATTTCCCCTCAGATAAACTCTTTTCATAAGACTTAATCTGAGAAACCTCAATATCCAACAACTGGGCAGCAACTTCATACGCGAATTCTGGCAAGGTATTAGCTTTATAACCAGTATCTGCATAAATCTTTTGCCACCAAGACATAAGCTCCGTTCTCTTCTCATCCTTAGCCTCTATTTTAACCTCATTAATGACCGCTTTAGACCAAGCGCCAAGAACGGGAGTATAGGGATCAGAGACCATGTAACCCGAAGCTTTGTAATACATGGCCAAGGACACAGGTACGTCCAAATGATGTGTGATGTGAGCCTTACCTATATGGCGACGTAAATCACTCATTGTCGCGACACCTCCCGCCGGACATAAGAATATACGACCCAAAAAGTCTACCCACTCACTAGTTCTTCTCAATACACCTTTAAGCTTAAGACCTAAGTCTTTAGCAACACGTTCCGCAACGGAAACAACATGTTCAGGTTCCGACCCCGGTGGTACAGGCGATACACCGTCGTCACCACCATAAAGACCAGCCATATTGAGCGCGTCAAGTACAGAATAACCCAACAAACGATAAACACAATACATAACAAACTTATTAATAAGTGAGTTTCCTACAGATGTCAAGGCACTGCCCGACAACTGTATACCTTCTGTATTGTACCTAACTCTGTAAGGAGTTTTCGCCTTCAAATAAGACGAATTCTTAAAATGACGTGTGATATTCTCAGAATACTCTGTACCAAAGGCACGTAGAAAGAGAGGTGCCAAAAACTCATTCATTAAGGCTAACGAGAAAGTAGCATCAAAACGCGAGAAATCGGTTGTAAACACCCACTCAAACATGGTGCCAATGGTGTGCATATACTGCTCTATCTCAGATGGAGTCTTACCAAAT